ACAATGTCGTCTTTGGTGTATTGATCCCAGTCGGTGAATTTATAAGGATCCATTAGATCATGTACCCTATGACACCATACACCGGGGTTAGTTGATTCAAAATCTCGATCATCTATTTTGAGTACTGCATTATAATTCAATAATCCTATATATGGTATTTTAGCACTAATCATAGGAATAAATCTACGATATTCGCACAATCCACTGTCATGGAATTCTTCCAAAACTGAAATATCGATATCCAAGGTACACCAATAATCGGCCTTCAAGAAAGGCTGAATCATTGCTTCCCACTGTTGCCATTCAGCAGCCGACGGCCTTTTTGGAAAACTCATGTTAGCACCAAAGTAAACATGATCACAGCCTAGTAGGTGCTCTTGTATGGCTTCTACAGGCTGTAACCCGATTACAAATAATGTCTTTTTACCAAATGCTGGAGTATGTTCTACTTCAGTGCCATGAAAAAATTTGGCACTATCAAATCCCAGTCGGTTCATCACTCATTCCTTCAAAAGTTGCAGAATCATCTAGGTAAGTTAGATCGAATAATTCATCAAACACACTACGACTATTTGATGCACGTTTACCTGCAAAGCCTCTGGTACCAATGATCTGACTCCAGTAGCCATTGGGGGAAGCATATTCGGGTTGGTTAATTATGTCCATGCTGGCTTGCAGACTAGGGGCTCGGAATATACGATCCACGATGTCTTCGAAGTATTCGTATTTGCCGCCACGATGTTGCATCATAGCCGGATGTTCTCCCGCGTCGAAACGTCGATTGGCTTCTTGTACAGCAGTAATGTGCATCCAAACATTATGACTCATCAACAACATATAACTAAAACTATCCCAACTGGTACGGCCTTCTTTGCCGTTTTTGTTGAGATCCCCAGGCTTATAATAACATATATCCCGCATGGTCAGCAAGTCGCTGACAGGACTTTCTAACCATGTATTGTAGATTCCGTCGGCTAATACCCCAGTACTCCACCGACGTGTATCGGTTGCATATTTTTTATCGTCGGCACTTGGCGCCATTCGATAACTCCATTTGTCATCATGGGGATATACGTTTTCGAAATAGACCTGGCCGTTGGCGGTTGCCAAGAATGGACTAGCACAGTCAAAGCTGATAGTGAAGTTTGGGTTCGCGTATCTGCGTACTGCTCGCTGTATGACTGTGAGTAATACCGCCCACTCCAGTTTACTGGTTCCCAAAAAGTGCATCCAATCATGTACTCCCTCCTGTAGTAATCCATCGTATTTAAGTGTGATCAAACGTTGCAGTACTAACTGAACGTCGCACATGTTTTGGCCACCCATGGCCCAACCATCAAAATGGCGTCCTGGATATTTTTTCGGATCGCAATAGTGTTTCATGGTTTGATACCATGACTCAGCACTGGTGTGATTATCCCCTTGTAACACATTTAAAAAACGTGTGCCACCTTCGGCTATGCCACGACGATGTTGAATAAAATATTCATTGTTAAAGTGCGTGGCATCAACTGCTTGCTTCAGTGTTTTGATTTGACAAGCATCACCGGCCTTTTTATCATGTATAACCCAAGTTGGTATATCCAAGATCATGGAGTAGTCGGCTATGTTGTCTAACCAATTCAACACCGATGATCGTTTGGCCTGTGCCCGGGCACAGCCCGAATTGGCTTTCCAGTCGCCTTCCCATAAACCCTTGGCAATCTGGAATCCGCCCGAGTCACCTAAAATAAATGAACCAGGTTCTCGGTTACGTACCATGTCCTCTGACCAATCTTGTTTGTTTAGGTCAAGATTAGCATGACCGCCTGAGCACAAACTCCACCGATAAGGAAACAATGATTTTGTACTGTTAAGCCAGTTTAACTGTTCCATGTCTGTGAGACCTTGCGGAAATCTCACAGGATCCACATAAGGACCATTTACAGGATCACGTTGTTTTCCTATAAAGGTAGCATAGAAGCCAGAAATGGCTGGCAGAAATACAGCATAGTCTGATTGTTTAGATGTTAGATTGTCTTGCATCTTCTTCCTGACATAGTGCTTCCATTATTTTAAACTTTTCCCAAGTATCGCGCAAGCCGGGATGACGCTGCATACGCTGTTCTAGTTCACGTTCTTCCTGCATCCTTTTAAGTGCCCAATCAATTGCGGTTTTAGCGTCTTCGGTTAATGAAATAGAGGTATCATTGGCACCTAGACTACGCCAAGTAATGCCATCATTTACTTCCATTACATTAGTATTAGTGTTCCAACGTAATTGCCCGGCACCAACGGCACCTGGACTAATATACGGATTGTTGTATCCACCATTAACAACAAGGTATGGACCTTGCGAAACTAAACTTTTAATCATTTGGTAATGGCTGGAATTTTGTAGTTGTAAGTGGCAATGCCAGAGTCTACTGTGATTTCTGCCAGACCTTGACGATCACTGAAACGTAGACGTTTGTCACCGGGCAAGTTTAAGATACTGATAAAAATCGCCACTGGCCAGTTTCTTTCAGAAGCCAGTTTGCCAGTGATGCCTTGTGCAAACACAAAATTACCAGCGTGAGTGCTGGCAGTTCCGAAACTGACTTCTAAACGGTCACCATTGGTTTTGGTAGTAAAAGTTAATTCGTCACTGTGTGCTTGACTTTGAAACTTAAGGCGCTGAATACTGGCCACTGTGGGTTCAAGTTCTACATCCCACTGAATAGCAGCACGTAGGCTCACAGTGGGAACTTTGCTGTTAACAGTTTTAGCATCCATAAACCTATAGTTGTTTTTAAAGTCACCGCTTTTATTGGTAAAGTCGATGCCTGAAGGTTCAGAGTTTTGAGTGCTAATTTTCATCACTGCTTCTTCACGATATTCAGGAATACCAAGAATAATATTAAGTTTATTCAAATTTGGCATACCAAACGTACCGATGAATTCAGGGATAGGATTATGGAACACAGCATCCATAACCAAACTTCTTTCATTACCCACAGCACCAATGGTAGTTTCTTTGTCAGTGCCTACTACTTTGATAAGATCAATCACACCGAGATTATGTGTGTGTTGAACTATGTCTAGCAGTATGTCTTTGATTGCATCATTCATAGAGATCCTTTACGAAATATAGTGATTATACAAGATGTATTTAGAAAATACAACAGGTTTGATAAAATTAGTTGAACTGAAATATACTGTCAAAGGTACTACGGGTATCAGTGTGATTGGCAATATCCCATTCTAGTACCCCCAAAAGGTTTTCGACCTTTTGTTCAACAATGGTATCTTCCATTAAGTTATCATCAAAGGGTAACTGCTTAAACCACTCGGGTATATGACTTTCGTCTGTGGGGTAACCAACTGAAGTTAAGCCCAGCGGATTACTCTTGAGTTTGCACACAATGGTTTTCATACCGTCCACAATGGCCATGCTGTAATTGTCACTGTTTAACTTGCGTAAGTTGTTCCAGTTAATAGCAGCACGCACATGCCCGGGCATGTTAGCGCGGCCCTTTTTTAATTCTAGTTCACCGTAGTGGGTGAGATTGTTTACACGTTTAGGAGTACCTTTTTCCCATGGAGGTCGTTTTTGGAATTCGTTCTTGAACTCCTTGACTCGAGTGTACACAAATTCACGATCGGCACCAGTTAGTACATTCAGCAGAAGATCACTGAGAAATTCTTGTACTACCTTGGGCGTATCCGAACGCTTGAGATCTAGGCCCATGGCTTTGACTTTGCCAGGTTTTCCGTCGACATCAAGTCGTGCACCTTCTAGATCATAAATTAGCACAGCGTAACGTTTCTTTTTAATAAACAGTCCTTTGCTGGCAATGAGTTCACGGCCGCCTTTGATGATGGCGCCCATGTCTCTGGGACAGTTGAAGGCACGGTCCATAAACCCAGGAAATGATTCGTTAACGCTGTCGGCAATGGTGTCATATAATTGTACACAGATGTCCTTGTTCCATTCCATGGTGCCTGCTTCTATTTCCGGTTTGAGAATAGGATAGGCACTGAAGTAAACTGAGTCTGTGTCACCATAGATGATTGCTTCGCCAACATGGTTATACTCGCCGGTGACGCACTCGTTGACATGTGCATCCATGTGACGAGCAATCACTCGACCGGTCAGGGTTGTACTTTGACCAATACGCTTGTCAAAAAAGCGACATCCAGGATTAAGAATAGCACCATACAGTGAGTTAAGGTTAATCTTTTTAACCAACTGTCGCTTGTCCCAAAAGGCCTTGTCTTCAGCAGTCTGTGCGTCTTTCTTCTTAGCCTGTAGCTCTTTTCTTTCAGCGTACCAACGCTCAAGCAAGCCCGGTACAATGCCTTTGGTATCGTATTTAAAGATAGTTCCATTTGCGCTTAGTATCCAAGGATGAGTGCCTTCGAAAACAAGATGATAAACATCTCGCGCCATCATAGTATCCGAACCGCCGCCTTCCCAATCAATGATGAGTTCGCGTCCGGGTTCTTGATTCATAACAGCAGTATACTCTATGCTGCCAAACAAATTTTCCCAGGCGTCAGCAAAACTGGCTCCTGCTGCCATTTTTTCTGTTATGTATTTTTCTGTGTATGTAGGTCTGAGTTGTCCAACGATTGTTTCTGGCGCCATGTTAAGAGCGCGGATCGCTGACGGATATAGACTGTTGATGTCGATTGCTCCGATGTATTCATGCATGCCCCTTTTGGGATAAGCAACATAGGCACCTGCCGCTTGCGTGTCACCATCTGATGATTTCCTATTTTGAACTATGAGCCCTTTGCTATGGGCTTCGTTGATAATGGCCTGCTCGGTTACTGCAACTGCGCCCATGGTAGTGGGCAATAGCACAGTATTGTCATGTGCTAGTTCATTGGCTAGATCTAAGAAACGCAGTTTCTTGTCTAGTTTGGCCAACAACAAGGTATCTTGTCTGTTGTAATCTACAAATGTGCCGAAATCTCTATTGTACAGTTGGTCTAAGGTTCCTTCATATTGAATTTTACGTTCATCGAGTTCGTACTCACCAATGGCATCTAGGCTGTAACTGTGACGTTCTTCATAGGTGTATTTCCTATACAGTTGCATATAGTCCATGTGTACACGGCCAATGAGATCAAACGTGATATGTTCAGCACCAAATCTTTCAAAGGTACGTTGCTTGGGGAATTGGTCCCACAGACAAAATCTTCTAGTGTCGTCCTTACTGAGTATGCGTTTGGTACGCATGACCATATAAGGAATGTCAAAGCCTTCTGAGTTCCACCCACTGAGTATGTCAGCATCTTCAATTAAATCTAAAAAGGTTTTAATCAATTCCTCTTCGGATTCAATGAGATAACAGTTATCATAACGTTTAACTATTTCCTCAGCCGATTCCCAACTTAGAGTTTTTGGTGGAATCACCAAAGTGATTAATCGATCTAACCAATCCATGTATAAGCTAATGGCTGTAATAGGATTGAATGGATCTTCTGGGCGACTGAATCCACGCACAGGATCGAAATCAACCTCAATGTCAAAAAACACTGTGTGTAATCGCGGAGCCGGTTTACCGAGATAGTTTTCTTCCAAACAACGGCTAACAGGCTTTACATCACTTTCCCATAGTCTTTGGGCACTGTGTATTTTGAGTTCTCGAGCATACTCTTTGTAGTTACGAGTACTGAACCTGCTGACTGGAGTGCCGTAAATGGTTCGATACTTACCTCGTGGATCGTCATAGTAGAACACATAGTTAGCAGGAAACTCTCGATATCTCCGTTCACCGTCTACTCTTTCCACGACGTGGATGCGGTTATCATCTCTACTAAAAAGAGCATCTACATAACTCATAGAGTACGACCCACTGTCTCCAAAATAGTATTTAAATCTTCGTTGTCACGATTGGTTTCACCTAACTTGCTTTTAGCAGCAATCTTAATGGCCTTTTTGAGAATGGCTGGTTTAATTTCCATTTCTTCGGCCACTGCTTTGACAGTGTCGTTTAATCCGGCGTTTAGGTCATCGATTTCGGTCATGACTTGAATACCTTCATTGATGATCTGTGTGAGTTTGGCTTTTTGCTCAGCACTAAACATGCGACTGCTCATAGAGACTCCTTAAAGTAAAACTTGATTATACTAAATTATTCAGTGTTTTGCAAGGCTGTGGTGCTCACTTCGGTAGACCTGGGGTGGTAGCGGGGTCAGATCTACCAGGCAGCAGCCGCCTGACGCCTTAGGCCTAGATAACTAGGACGGTCCTAAGGAAAACTTATATGGCCCTTTTCAGTAAATTCGGCTCGACTCCAATTTAACAGTTGTCGCGCTTTCCAATCATTCTGTGCGAACCCACGCAGCGATTGCCATTCTGATTTATTACGCAGTATGTAGTCTGCTGCATCATGCCAATCCATGCTGTCAATGCGTTCACGTATTTTATTTAACTCACTGATGAACTGAATGAAAATATTTGTGTCGTATTCTATGTGTACCACTTCATAGACATCGCCATATTCGTCTATGCTATCTAAGGCAAAATCAAATCCCCATTTAGCCACAGTGTTCAGTAGTAGACTGGCCTGCGGTACGCTTTCTTTGAGCACTGCTAGTTGTCTTTCAGCATCACCTCGGTATTCACAACGATATAAGATCACACTGTGGTCAACTATTAACCGAGGATCTGAACTAGTATACCAGTTACAGGTAAAGGCACAATGATTCAAACATTTGTCCAATTGATAATTCATCAGTTGATAATATTTTTGTTCGGCACGATTAAGTTCAAAACCATCTTTATCGTAGTAAAGAAAGTCTTCACGGTGTAGATCGTTGCAGAAACGATCACAATACAAATCAGTACGAATACCAATTCGATTACAACTAAGCATGGTTTATTGTGTTCGGTCTCTGTTATCTATGGCACCGCCGGTGACCCAGGCTGTACAGGATCTACTACCAGCGCACTTAAAGTGATGAAAATTACAATAGCCTAAATCAGCCTTGTGTATTGTGGCCATGGCGTCTGCGGCAGGTTCGTCACCTTTGATTCCTGACTCCATGCAAGCCCACATTTTATCCGACACATCAAAAGCAGCACAATTAGCACACTGCATGGTCTCGGCTGTTTTTTCTGTGATGTCCCACCGCTGTGCAGCCTTCTTCCAGTAGTCACCTGGCTCGTCGGGGTTAGCGGGGCCATAGTAATAATCATCTATGGCCCGTTGTCTATTCTTTAAGTTTACATCGATGTCGTAGGTGGCCACAGGACATCCTTTGGCAGCGGCTTCTACAATACGAATCAACTTGCGCATTAGTTGTTACTTTTTATAATGTGTTTGTCAACGCAGTCATTGCAACTGCATTCTTTACAATCGCAGCCATCTGTTCTACATTCTGAGCCACAGTGATGAAAACAGCCGCAACCACAACGGTGTGTTAAACGATAGTAGGCTTCATTGTCGTCTATATAGTTTTCCATGTTATTCTCCTTTAGGGATTTTTATAACATTACTCATTGGGGTGCGTAGTAATTGATCATCGGCGGTGCGAAAATAAACTGCCAGTTCCCCAAAGGGTCTATATAATTCCACACTTTCAACTATGCCACGGTGGCTCATTTTTCGAGTACGAATCTGATCACCGGCCTGAATATTTTCTTGTGTGCTGACTTTGGGCTGTTGTTTGGATTTAATCTGAGCAATAACATCTAAGATATTATTTGCTCTGACCCAGTCTTTGATTTTACTTGGTTGGTAATACTCATGACTACCATGACTGGCACGAACACCGGGCACCGGAGAGGGAAATCCCGGAAATCTCATGCGTAGTCCTTTTAACATGTTGTGGTCAACGCCTAGCCATGTAGTAATTTCTTTATAATTTTTTAAAGGTTCTCTTTTCACGGTGGCTCTAGGATTCCATTTTTCAGCACCTTGTGTGCTTTCGCCGCCTACTAGTTTTTTGCCCACAGGCGGTTTGTCTGTGCCTTTGAAGTATCCTGTGAATTGTGGACCCATTGGTTCTTTTTCCGCGCTTTTCATGGTTGCTTCGTTTTTGGGCTTTTTTCCGGCTTTTTTCATGGCTATGGCAATGGCTGCTTGTTGAGCAGGATTTGCGGCCTCTTTAATAAAATCACTGGGTTTCATGGCATGATCCTGAAATATACAGTATTTATTAACCGCGCATGAATATGGTTACGGCCATTACACTAAAGATAGTACCCGACAGCCACCAACTAATCCAATAACCCATGCCGATAAAAAACAATAACCAAGACAAGTGATACAGGTGTAGATACCAAGGCATTACTTTAAACTTAGATCGCGATCTTGTTGGTCCTGACGTGCTTGTGTCATTCTATCAAGGTATCCTAGATTACGCAATATCTTGTAACTTAGGTTTTCTACACTGTATTCCCCGCCTGCGTCTAACCCACTTTGTCGCATTTTTCTTAGTTTGCCAAAAAGTCTGGTAATGTCTTCGGGATCATCTGCATGTTCTAGTGTCTTGTTGATTTGTGTAATCAAGTCTTCTACTTTGAGATTGACTGCACGATCGTCAATGCCAGGTCTGCGAAATTCTGGTTGCTTGATCCAATTACCGTTGAGTAAACTGTAAATACCAGCAGCCACTGGTGGTTGATCTATGTCTTCAACATAGAGTTCAACTTCATGCCCGCGCACAATGATATCGTGATTGTCATTCCAGATTTTCTTTTTAGCTTGGTAAAAGGCTTCTGCAAGATCGTCACATTCAAGGTCGCTGTAGCGTGTGACCACATGCACATCAAAGTCACTGTATTTGGTATAGTTATAATTGGCCATGCTGCCAGTTAATACCACATCATGTACACGAAAGTCGGGAATTTCAAGTTGATCTATAAAGAACTTGGCGGCTCGCAGCAATTTATAACGAACTTCTGGGCGTAGTTGTGCATCCTGCCAAGCTTCGGGTGCCAGTTTAGAATTGTAGGCTACATTACCTTGTACAAAATTTTCAGGCATGCGTTATTTACTCCTGCCAGATTTCATATTAGCGCACCAATGTGCCATGCGTTGACGCTCGCCTGACGAATTTTTAGCAATCTTGCGTAGTTTACTCACAGGCTGCTTACAATTGACACCAACACGTTTGGCTAGTCCTTTACGCCCGGGCTTCTTTCCGTCGGCAAAGTTTTCAGTTAACTGCTTGGTGCTTAACCGCCAACCTGATTCTCCGGAGTAATTTAATCCTAACCAATTTACTAATTTGTCGCAAGATTCAACAGAATCAAACATAAAAATATGTTGATAACTGTCACCTTGTTTAATGCTTCCTTGTTCAGGAAATGCTCGTTGACAACCACTGACTTCAAAGATGTATTTGTCGCGGCGTATGTCAGTAAGACGGTGTTCTGTACTAAATTTTGCTATATTAATGATTTTTGCTATTGGTGTGGCTGCCACTGAGGCAAAACAATACCTATTATTGACTTTGGGCTCGGGTGTATCAAAACCATTTAATATCTGTGTTAGTTTATTATAATCTTCATAGTTTTCGAAGAGGGCGGCATCGAGTCGTGATATATCTTCGAAAAACTCGTGATGGAGGTCGAACTCTGAATATTCAATTAATTCTATTTCGCTGAAGCGCATGTTATTTTATGTTCTTCCATTTGTCGGCCAAGAAGTTCACAAAGTCGTCTACAGTAGCCAACCGGTTCTGCTGCATGAACTTGATGATTCGTATGGCATTGTTACGATCAGGATCAGGTCCCGGTTTACGAGCATTGCTGAGATCCACTGCCAGACTCTTGGCTAGCCCTTGCCGATCATAGGTATACTGTAGGTCATAACGCCGACGATCAGCATCTTTACTCAACTGTGCCTTGGACTTGGCCTGCATGAGTTCCATCCAGGGTTTTAAGTATCCGCCCTTTCGTCTTGACACATAACCACGAGCAGGATCTTGCCCCTTGAGCTGACTGACATCTGCCGTCTTTCTAGTATCACGCATACGCCATGCTTCTTGGTCATTGAACAAGTTCACTGGTATACCGGCCTTTTTAGCAAGAATAATAACTTGTCTTGTACGAGCTCGAGCAGCGTCGTCGGCGTCTGGCGCTATGTAAAGATCTATAGCAGTAATAGCAGCAGGTATCGAGGGTTCTCTGCTGAATATACGATCTTCGGCTTCGTGTGCTTTATGATGGTCTTGGCTTGGATTACGATTGTTCCAATAGTCTACAGCCTTGCCGGGATAGTGTTGATTATAAAAATCACCATCAAGTTCAAATAACACAGCATCCTGACCAAGGTATCCATGATACCCACCATGGCGTGTTCTTGTAGTGCTTAAAAAGTAAGTATAACCTCGAGGAGCGAATTGTGCTTCCCAACTTGTGCCCAGCGTATGACTGAGTTCAAATCGACCAGATTGTAGTATTTTGAGGGCAGTGGTAACACGAGTATAGTGAAATACTCGGCTGCTAATACGCTCAATTAGGAATTCAGTGGCTCTCATCGCATGTATTTAAGGTAATATTTGAAATTCTCGTGACGATCTTCTATGCCAGCTAAAGCAGGATTGATACGCTTGGTCACTGCCACGGTGTTGGCAAAATCCATTACACCCGGGCGCACACGCTCAAACCAATACCATATGGCGATTTCGGCAGCAATGTCTGGACGAGCAGCAAGTTCGGGATTCTTTATTAAATCAACACCCAGTGCTTGGCTGGCAGCACGATAGTTATCACGACCAGTCAACTGTATGAAACCGCGTCCTCGAAAACGCTCGCCGTCGCCGGCTTTAACATTGCCTAGTTTTTGTGCGGTTTTAGGAGCATGTTTAGGATCATATCGTTTGAAGTAATCTTTGCCCTGTGGAACTTCTTTCATTTTCTTAAAGTCCCAAGACTCGTGTTCCATCTGTGCTAGAAATTGTGCTAGTTCAATGCCCTTAATACCAGACTTTTGTGCTCGCTGTGCTAGTACATTGGCTTTGGGATTTTCTAGTGTAATTGGTTTATTTTTGACTTGAGGTTTTTCTACTGCTTTAGGTTCTGTCTTAACAGGTTCAGTTTTGGCAGCAGGAGCCACTTTTGCCTGCGGTACTTGAGCAGGAGCAGTTTGTGGACGCTGCGCCGGTGCTACTTGTGCTACGGGGGCTACATAAGGCTGTGGTTTGTCGTAAGCAGGGCCCTGCCGATGACCTATACCAGTGGCCAGTGCAGCAGCGCCAATACCAGTGCCTATCCATGCAGGCAAATCTTCGTCTAGTTGGTCTTCATTCAAAACAAGTTCGTGTAATCTCATTTTCTAAATCCTGAGAAAAATTTCTTGAATTTATCTAATTTAGTAGGCTCAGGCTCGGGTTTGGGTGCCGGTTGACCACTGGGCTGTCTAATAGATTTGCTGAGACCTTGCCACATTTGTTTGCCTAGATCGGTTTGTAATTCACTGGGCATGATGTCATTGCCTATGTCGTTGACAAACAGATATATTTGTTTTGCTATACCTTTGCCGCGATAAGACTTGTTGACAAAAGTATAATATGCTCTGAGATAATCCTCACCTTGTGCGTTAGTTCTAATAGCAAAATCAGCAAAACCTGCTTCTACAGGATTGCCGGGGTCAGATACATCAAAAGCACGAACATGTAGTCTTCCTGCGCTACCGCCTTGAGCCTTAAGTAATATATCTCCAACTTGTCGCTGATCTTTGAACTCAGGATTCAAGGATTTGGTATTGACTAATTCGTGAATTCTCATGCCATGTCCGGAACAACTGTTAGTCCAAGAAGTGATCCTCCTGCTGCTGATCGAGCCAATCTACTATTTCTTTCTAACCACTGTCTAGCATGAGCATTGGCATCGGCTTGACTATTACCTATGCCACCAAATGTGTGTAAGACTCGTCCTTGATCTGTGACAATATTCCAACGACCAGTCCAGGTACCATCATTTGCTCGACTCTCAGAATCACGCCGTGGTCTTATGGCAATAAGGTAATAGCCAGGTGATGGGTTTCCAGCCAATCCTTGGGACGCTAGCCATCTAGTAAATGCTTGATCTGCTTCTACTCTTGTGTTTCGAGTAAAATAATTGATTACAGCATTGTCACTAGATCTTATAACAGCAAAATTGGCATCAGGATCACTTTCGGGTGCAGTCATTGATCCATCTTGTCTACGGGGTTGTTCCTGTGCCGGCGGTTGGGCACTGCCTGTTGTTCCGGCGGGAGGAGCATCATTTCGTGGAGTCTCGGGTCCTTCGTAGGGTCTAAGGACCTTGGCAGTAAACGCACCGCGATTGAATCGTGCCAGTGCTGAGTTAGAGGCTATGGTAGCATCAATGGCTTCATCCCGATTAGCAGCAACTACTTCCGTTCCTGCACCACTGCCTGCCACTGTGACATGCCACCAATAGCGTTTGCCATCATCTGGCTTACGCTTGACTTCGCGTTCTAGTTTTGCTTGTTTAAGGAAACTCTTTAGTGCTGCTTTGGGCATGGCTCCTGATGCATATTTGGCAAAGTACTTGATAGTATCATCAGCATCTTCTGGTGCTATGACTTTGTATAATTTCTTTGAGTATTCTTCTTTGTACTTTTCTGGATCAACCGCGGCGTCTAAGGCCACAGCAAAGCGATTCATAGTGGCTACAATCTTGTCTAAGTCTTCGTTGAGCCAATCGCCACCCGGGCTACGAAACTCAATGTATTTGTCTTTGGTATTAATACTGGTATACTTGCCGGTTATACCACTGTGTATCATTTTGCTGGCCATTTTGTTTAGGCCATTCTTCATCATGTCTAACAAACCAGGAACTTGATCACGATTGCTTTTGGCCCGGGTCAGTATTTCGTCCATGGCACTTTTACAGTAGGTATTAGCAGATCTACCAAACTGTTCTAGTACATATTTGTCACCTAGTAGCAGAGCCAACTTAACATAGTCTAAGTTTTCCAAGCTCATGTTGGGTACGCTGACATTGATATGTAAGCCAGTGGTACGATTAGTATAGCAGTTATGGTCGCGAGCAAATTCTCGCACACCTTCTAAGTGTTTGCCCATTTGCTCCAGGGTCAGTGGTGGACTCACGAACTCTAGGCATGCGTCGCCGGGATTGTCTCCGGTTAAACTGGAGTCAGGTTCAACCACATAGGTATCTGGTTTTCGTTTGGCACCGTGATAACTTTGGATGTAGTCAACCTTCATGCCCACATAAGGAGAGAAATCGTTGGCCACTGTGCCAACATCAACATCGGCATCGCCGGCCATCTCCCAATACGGCCAAGTTACGATATGACTGAAACTGTTTTCAATGTCGGTCATATAGCCATATCTGCCACGCAGGAAACGATCAAAGCCGGTGTCATGGTCTGGCTCAGACTCCTCCATGGCTTCATCCCGAGCAAGATCATAAATTTCGTCTTGGTTCTCTATACTTTCATCTCTACGATCCGAGACCAGAGTGCTGTATATCTCTTGTATGGCATTCTTACGATCACGCTCGTCAGCAAACTTCTTGTCGCCTAACTGTTCTGCGGCCTGCGCCCATAGCTCTTCGCCAAGTTCTTTTTCAACTGCTTGTTCTACATAGTATTCTTCGTTTTCTTCCCACCAAGAGTCTTCGGCTTCCTGCCAGTAGTCACTTTCTGTGTATTCTTGAAACAGTTCTTGATTTAGATCGGCCACTGCGGATCTTGAGTTGTATTCACCGTCGTTGAAAAATTGTTCAACGGAACTCCACCCGCGTACACGCTCATCATTGGTATAATCGGGTTCGCTTTCGGTGTTTTCATCAGATTCAACATTGGGCACAATCATTTCAAATTCCATGCCCACACGAGCGTCTATTTTACTGGCCAACTGTTTAAGGTTGCCAGGGCTCATGTTTATTTCAAATAGTTCCGCTTCTGCTATAAAATTACGTGCTCTCATCGCTTACCTACCCAATGTGCAAACATGCTGATTTCATAACTGACATCGTCGTAGCCATATGGTTCAATGATAGTATCTTTTACCACAGTTTCCATACGCTCAAAGCCACTACGCACAGGAAATGCAAAAAAGTCTGTGCCTCGACTAGTTCCAATATGAAATCCACCAATTTCCATTAAATCTTGTGCCAATAAATTACCTATTTCACGAGGTGTTTTAGTATTTAATGATCTTAAATTAATGGCTATGTATCCCATGACTTCGACACCGGGAATACGACTTAGTCTAACCCAATTGGCAGCACCACCTTCAGTCTGTACATCGTCGGCTACCAGTAATAGTTTCAAGCTACGCAGTACCACCTGATATAGCACAGCAGCAATACCTTGTCCGCGATAGGCAGGATCTACCACTATGCCTGCCACTGTTTTGGCATTTTTACTGGGAAAATTCACAGCCTCTAAACTCATTTTAGCTGCTACTCGACGTCCTCTTGGATCCACTACATAGATGTCATTTAGGCGATTCTGAAAACTCAGCAATAGATTATCGCTGCCAGGAAATGGAATACGATCATCTAAATATTTTTTATAGTCGAGTTTGCCTAGCCAGTCACCTTTGTACAGTTCCTGGGGCAGTAATATGATCTCGTTTAATGAATCGTCGAAAAGTTGGTTAACACGCACACTAGCCCCTTGATTGCTTGGGACCTTTGCGTTCCTTCCAACGCTTGTCAGTGCTGCACCAATAGCGACCGTATCCTTCTTCTATGTCCGATTTAAAGAATGATCTCATGTACTTTACTGCACTGCCATGATCTTTGAACACATGCTCTGTGGCTGGCATGCCTTTATGATCAATGATTCTATAACGAACCACTGGCATACCATTGGGCAAGTTAACGGCAAATTTTTTAATTTGATAGTCGGGCTCGGGTTTTTCTTCTGGGTCGTACTGTACGGCTTTGACTAGTTCTTCGGCTTCTGAGCCGCCCATTTCTGTCAATGAACTCATTACTTCGTTATAGTGGTCCATGTTAAGAGTTTGACCGGACGCACTTAATTCAACTAGTTTTTCAACCACATGATGTAGATCCATGTCAGTTTTGGCATCTTCTTTGCTGTATTCCATGATACGCAGTAACAGTGGCACATCCATGGTCACTGTATCTGTGGGATTGACTGCTTCCGTAGTGACAACTTCTTGCACTGGATCAGCAACTTGCTGAGTTTCTGGTTTTTCAGTTTCGGTAAAAATATCAAGCACACGCATTTTATCGCTTTCCCTTGGCTAAATTAGCTAGAATATTGGCGAAACTGGTGTTGACAGTTTTGGCAAAGTTTGGATCCTTCTTTAGATAATCACCAATGCCTTTTTCTAATTCTTGCTGATTCATTGACTGCACGCTCATGGCCACATTGGCAGCAGCAGCGGCAGGAGTCACTGGACGCTGTGTTTGTGCGCCTGGTGCAGAAGTTTGTGCGGTTGTTTTTACCGGTGTTTGGTTCATGCCTGTGACCGGCATGATTGGGCCAATTTC